TTACATTCGCCTCATATTTCCTTGAGGACTAAAAACAGGGCTTGCTGTTCCCGCCATTAGTCTTTGATTTCCTGTTGGACTCATAGATTGCATAGGATCATTCATTGTAACAGAACTATGGCCTTCATTTACTTGTAGTGCTGCTGCTTTAATTTCAAGTAAAATGCCACTTAATTTATGAAGTTTTGCTTGGATTGGACTTAAAGCATCAGTAACAACCCCCGCTTTTGCTTGTTGTGATATGGCTTTGTGAACTTGCTGTATCAAATCTCCTTGCATATCAAACGAGTCTATTAATTGGTGAATTGCTTCGCCAACCCCTGAATAATCTCCTTCTCCCGGTGTTAATGGCATTGTTGCACCATTTGGGCCGGGTGTATTCATAGGAGGTTGTTGACCCATAGATGCAGCCATAGGGTCATTTTTGATGAGCAAACTATCAGATATTTGCAAAGCCCTTAATCGGTCTGCAATTGAACCTGTTTGTTTCCATGTCATCTAAATCACCTCAATATACAATGTGTGGTCTGTAAATCTTATCTGTTCGACCTGCACGAACAACACCCAATGCAATAGCACCGTCATTTGCATGGAAGTCGTTTTCTGTATTGACGTGTTTGATAATAGCCCCTAAATCTTGGTCGGTAGTGGTATTAGCCATCTGTTTTGCAAGACTATCATGCAAATCTAAATCACTAGATACTACTGCTAATGCATTCAAAGCATCCTTCAAATGTTTCGCTATATCATCTCTATTATTCAAATCAATAGCCTTTTGCATTGCATCAATTGATGCTTGCGCTTTTCGTGCCATTGGATCCATTTTGCTTATTATTCCAAACCCTTCGCTCATGTCGCTCACCTTATTCTAGTTATACCATGCTTAATGAGAATTGCCCTTGCCCTCACCACGTTGCCCGCCTAATCCTAGACGGTTTAATCGAGCATCAATTATCTTTTCAGATGATGATTTCATGTCTCTCTTATCGCCTTTTTTGCTTGAAACACTTGTGCCACCTTCGTTACGTTTTACATATTTAGGAGATGAACCTGCTGTATCTCTAAATCTTTGGCTTTCGTCTTGTAATTGACGTAGTGGTGGTATCTCGTGAGGGATGGCCTTTACCATTTTCCAAGCCTTCTCAAATGCGGTCATATATCATCCATCCATTCATTATAACAATCAGGACATACCATATCCCAATACCTTACTTTGCCTGTGTTTTGTTCACACAAAGGGCATTGAAGATGCTGATTATTTAATTGTTCTTTCGCAGAAATTGAATCAATAATCCAATCGGCTTCTTCGGGGTCAAAATTAGGGTTATCCCAATTGGCTTCATGACATTGAGAGCAAGCCAATGCAACATAACGAACTACACCCTTTGATCCGCAATCAGAACAATTAGAATCCGCTTTTGCAATATCCCAAGCCTTCTCAAATGCGGTCATTCTAACTCATCCTCCTCAGATTTTTGAACAGGTGGTGCTACGGGTGGTGCGCCCCCGCCGCCTTGTGCTGCCGCAGCCTCTTGCTGTTTTGCTTGGATTTCTTCGGCAGACGGCTCTCTAAAGTCAAAGTTCAGATACTTATCATCAATCTGATCTCTTAACATAGCCTCATATCCTGCTTGCTTCATCTGCATCATGTTACGGATAGCCATCTCATCTCGGCGCAGTTGCATGATTTCATCTTCTTCTTCATGTGGTGATAGAGTTAATGTCCATTCTGTAATACTAAATGCTTCCATGATTGCAGGGAACACAATACGGTTATACACGGATTGAGCATATGATATTGCCCTATTACTTACAACAATCTGCATACCCTCATTATTCAAACCACCGCCCGATACATCATTCATGAATACATTTGATACACCATAGTATGCAGATATACGCTGTCTAATATCATCTTTGATTGGTATGTATTGTAACTCTTCAAGCGTGTCCATCATACGAACATACTCTATTCCACCTCTACCTGATTCTGTTTCAACACCTATGGTCGGCACATAGTTAGGATCACGTTCAAGATGTTCTTGGATATTTCTTGCTGTTCTTTCGACAGTTTCCATGTTTGATGACTTGATAACCATGATACCTCTAGGCATTCTTCTCTTTTGGTATGCTGAATAAACATAGTTATCCATAGCAATCAATGTATTGACTTGTCTCCACATAGTAGCAACAGGACTTCGACCATACAGTTTCGATGGCGACCATTTGCTAATGTGTATCACTTCACCCTCAGTATATACTTGCCCGTTTCCAACACCTGCAAGATTCATGTAATGAATTGGCACAACAGGCATACCCGATACAGGGCATTTGCCTTTGGGGTCGCTTGTTCTAAATGAACGGTCAATAAGGCTAGTATATTGTGTGCCTCCTCTAATTCCTCTTTTATCTGAAAGAATACGCATGAATATAGGGTCAGCCCTTGATACTTCACGAACACGGAAAAATTGAGGTTGCTTAGTCTCAGGATCAACAAAGTATTCTTTTGTAAGAATTATGTAGGCATCATCTACTATATTCAAATCCATTTCTACTTCACGAAGAACATCTACAAAGTTTTGAGTCATTCTATTGCCGCCTTTCAAGATTGCATCTGCATATTCGATTTGGCCTCTATCCGGTTTTCGCACTTCTCCGCCACATGATTTACATTCTTGCAGTTGTTGTTGATACTCTTCCCCGCATTCTTTGCACTTGCAAACAAACTTAGCATCCCAATCCCAACCTTTTCTGAATGTTTCAACAGAAAGATGTTGTAAAATAGAACGTAAGACCATACATTCGTAAGCCGCAGCATACAATGCAGGTATAGTAATTCCTTGTAATAATGCAGGTTCTTGAATACCTTGTGTAAATAATGGCATGGATGGAATAGGTGTGTTATACCTCTCCATATCTACTCCAATAGCAGAAAACAATCTCTCCATTTTTTTGTCATCAACCATTTATCATCACCGCCTCTCTTTTCCTTGTCATCTCTTCGTCATCAATTCTTTGAGATTTTAGTAATTGTATTTGTTCTGCTTGGCTCATATTTTCATATGCTAAAACCAAAAGAGCATCTTCATCGCCCCTTAGACCTTTCAACATTTTTCTTGCGTCAGGTGAGTGTCCATTAAGATATGGTTCTGCTAATTCTAAGGCTTTCTTTACTGCTGATTCTCCGTTTATAACAATCTTATTTGAATTAGACGTGATATTAGTAGTGTCTAATTCTTTGCATAGTGCGTCTGCATACCACGGTGCAGTAGGCGCATGAAAACCTAATTCAATTCTAGGGTTAAGTCTAGTATCCATCTTGAATTTTGAATTGTTTTCAATCAAACCTGCAATAAACCGATCTGCATCTTTAATCAATACATCTCTTCTTTTTATGTCATAGAATAAACCTCTACCTACTGATTTACTAAATTGCCCTACTGATATTAAATCGAATAAGAAACCATGCGATTTTATCAACGAAGAGATTTCAGCCGGACTTGCTTGAATTCCATATGATTTCAATGTTTGAGCATTCAATGCACCACGAGCATATATTACTTCTCGACATTTTGTTAGTAGATTCCTTTCACGATTAGATAGGCGTTCTGATTTGTCTATTGTTGTAGTCCATAACAATGCGGCTTTTTCCTTCCCTTGTTCATCTGATGATGTCCATGTTTTTACGAACCTTCTAAATGGCAAATCAAGCCTATCTGAATGTTTATTCAAAGCATCATAATCAAAATCAGTAAGAGGCAACTCATCTACAAGATTAGGAGATACGCCTTTGAAATGACTAATTATTGCTTGCTTCTCCATTTTTAGTAACCCTTGTATGCTATCTAATGTCCTCAAATCTTTTGCTTTGATTAATATCTCACTTAATTCTCTACCTGTCATACCAAAGTTATCAGTAAACCATGTTTTGCTTATTGGAGGAGGTGCAGTAGCCGGTAATACTGTACCGGGTTGTTCAGTAGGTGCAGAACTGCCTTCTTTGTCTGTACCTTCAATACCTGCATTGGCTCTTGCATCTACGGCATTTCTTTGAGCATCTTCTTGCTTTTTCTTCTCTTGTGCCGCAGTTAATGCTTGTTGAGCCATGTCTATTTCTTGTTGTGCAAGATTATTTTCTGCAAACTTAATTATAGAATCAGACAAAGATTCTACACCATTTATGGGTTCAAGATATTCCTTACGCATCTGCCCACCCTAACCTTTTTTGCCATGTTGGGCCATCTAATATTACGATACTTTCTCTATATTCTTTAGTTGCTTGAACTGCTAATGCTAATGCTATTACCATATCATCGTGCGCCCCTAAACTTTCCATTTTACCATTAGCAAGCATGGTAAACATAGACAGTTCGTTTAGTAGAGCGTTCATAAGCCTTCTAGTAGAACCTTCGTCTTTATACGGGATTATGAGATGTTGTTGCTCAAGGTGAAGTTGTAAAGTATGCATGAGTGCTTCTTTTTTCATACGACTCATGTTGAATGGTTTTATCGGTAAATCGCTTATTTCTTTAAGCACTTGATTGAATGCCATAGCGAAGTTATTTGTTTCTAATTCTATTATAACAGGATTAAATCTAGCATTCAATTCTATGATTTTCTCTATCTGCTGATTAAAATTCATATTCTTTTCATGGTGAACATGAACTACCCGCTTATGCCTATTTTCATCCATTGCAATAACTAGCATACAGGTGTAGTCAGCCCTTCTATCTGCACTTATCGCAGGATCCCAACCAATGTAATAATTCAGATTTTCTTCAGTTTCAGGATAGTAAGATAACGCATATTCTTCATCTTTTGCTGCTTCAAGAACATCTTCAGGGAATAAACTTGAATCACTTGCTATTGGTTTACATAGATACTCTCTTGTAAATGCAATAGATGTCATTTCACCTCTTCTAACATTCAACGCATCTAAAGACCATCTCTCAGGCCATAGTGGTTCTCCTGTTACTTCATTGATTGCAGGGTATTCTCTTACACAATACCCATCAAGACCTTTTAATTCTGAGTATAAATCAGTAAACGAGAATGGAGTACCTACAACGCACATTTGGGCAGTATGGTGAAGAACAGGTAAAAGAGCAGTATAAAACCATGTAGATATAGCCTTTAATTGTGTATCTGCTTCACTAGATAGAATATCGTCTAGTACCACTATGTCAGGGTGCGCCCCTCTCACCGCTTTACCGATAGACATAGCACGAATAGAAGATTTATTGGTGAAACGGAATAATTGTTTTGCCCATCCTCTTGCAGGTTTTAGATGCTGCAAAGCAGGAGTTGTCTCAATCAATTCATTCATTTTACCCATGTGGTCTATTGACTGATGCTGACTGTGGCTGAAGAATAGCACTTCAGTATTAGGATTGTATGCCATTTTCCATAATAGATATACTCTAAAGAATACAGATTTGCCATGATCTCTACTTGCTATAACACATACTTTGTTATTGTTTTCAGCGTTTTCATACCATTCCTTATGGAAATGTGCTAATTGAAATCCGCATATATCTTCAAAAAAGAACTTGAAATCACGCTTCCCCATTTCCCAATCTATCTTACTTGTGAGGTCATTGATGCCTTCACTCATTTTTCCACCCCGTAGGCAACAAACTCATATTATCAACAACGGGGGTATCTGTATTTTTGAAAACCGATGAAGGCAGCAATGACAAATCATCCCCCTCGTTTGTCTCAAAACCTTCGATTGCGTTTGGTTGTTCTTGTTTGATTAGGTCAATAGGAGGGGTAAATGCAGGTGGTGCAACAAAACCCTTTGGTCTTTCTTTTTTTATTGAAAAGGCAGACATATCATAGAATGGATTGGCAAACGGGTTCTCGACTATTGTTTGAATGCCTTTTTCAAAAACTTCATCATATTCATCATATCCATGATGTTCAACTAAATCGTCTTGATTATTATAGAATATCTGTTTCGCTCGTGTATGGGAACGATGTTGTTCATCTTCGACTATCTCGTGTAGGAATTCAATAACATCAGAAGGAGTATTTGCATTAATCGCACCTTCATTCAAAATATCTCCTATGGTTTTATTGTTAGAAAAAGTTTTGGCAGGTTTCTTATTTTGACCTAATCCAACCTGTTCGGCTACATTGATACTGTCTTGAATCGTTTGTTCTAGTGATGTTCTTTCACGAGCCGCTTTTATTTCTTCAGTTACAGTTTTAGGTTTATCGGGCATAACAACTTCGGGGTCTGCACCGCTTAAATCTGCTAACGGTATTTCTGCAACAACCTTTTCATTAGATTCGGGCAAATCAGATTCGGCATCGGGTACATTTATCAAAAGCATATCAATCAATTCAGCAATGTTTTGCTCTCGTGTTGCTTCTCTTATCTTCTCCGCCCGATTTTCTTCAATTGCTTCCTCATAGGTTTTTGTATCCATTTGAAGATACTTCGGTTCGTCATGAACATTGTCTGTCGAACCTTTATCATATACTTCA